AAGTAGCCAGCCTGATCACGCAGCGTCACGAAGTGGACCCCTCCCGCCTCTCCCGTTGTCAACCCGCTGCGCCGCGCATATCCTGTCGCAAACGACTCGGAGATCGCCGTGCCAGCCTTCCTGCTCCCGCTGCTGTTGGGCCTAGCGCCCGTCGTGGCCGACATGTTCGGCTCCGGCACCAAGGACGTGGTGACCAAGGTCACCGGCATCGCCAAGGAAGTCCTTGGCGTTGACAGCCTCGACGGCGTCGAGCGCGCCATAACGACCGACCCGGCCAAGGCGCTGGAGTTCAAGATGGCGCTGATCGCCGCCGCCACCGAGGAGAAACGACTCATCGTCGAGGCCGAGACCAAGGCTCGCCAATCACAGATCGACGAGTTGCGCATCCTCGCGGAGAACGTCCAGTCGGCCCGCTCGATGGCAATGTCGAAGACGCCGCTGGCGTGGGGATCGATCATCATGTCGGTGCTGGTGCTGGGCCTCTCGCTGGCCGTCGCCTACCTGATCCTCTGGCCGACGCCCGAGAGCGCGAAGTGGACCGAGACCATCGTGACGATGCTCGCGGGTGCCGCCATCGGCTGGGTCAACACCGTGCTGAACTTCTGGCTCGGCTCGTCGATGGGCAGTCACAACAAGGACGCGTCGCTGGCTGAACTGAAGTCATTGATCATCAAGAAGCCGTGACCAGTCTCGCCCGACAACTCCGCTCGGCACCCGAGGGCGACCTCACGTTCCTCGACGCCGAGCGGCGCTGGCTCGACAGCGCGCGCGCCAAGCAGGTCTTGCCCATCGACGGCTGGTCGTTGGCCATGGCGATGTCGGGACGTGGGTTCGGCAAGACGATGATGGGCGCGTCGTGGGCACGCAGGCAGGCGGGCCTCTACCCGGGCTGCGTCATCCACGTCGTCGCGCCGACCTACGGCGACTTGCGCGGCGTCATCTTCAACGGCCCGTCTGGTCTGCTCAACCAGATACCCGCGCCGATGATCCAGAGCGTCAACCACAGCCTCTTCGAGATGCGGTTGTACAACGGCACGCTCATTCGCGGCTACAGCGCCGAGGCACCTGACCGACTGCGCGGCCCGCAGTGTCACTTCCTGTGGGGCGACGAGTTGGCGGCGTGGGGCAACACCGCCGAGGAGATGATCGCCAACATCGACATGTCGACGCGTCTCGCGTACCGCACGCGCGACGGTCGGCTCATCCAGCCGCAACGCTTCTACACGACGACGCCGCGCCCCTTGCAGTGGCTCAAGAAGATGATGGAGCGCGACGGCATCCACCTGATCACCGGCTCGACCTACGAGAACAAGGCGCACCTTGCCGAGTCGTTCCTGCGCGAACTGGAGCAGTACGAGGGCACGCAGATTGGCCGTCAGGAAATCCATGGCGAACTGATCGACATCGGTGAGAGCGCGATCATCAAGCGTAGCTGGCTGAAGCTGTGGCCCGTCGATGCGCCGCTGCCGTGGTTCGACTTCGTGTTCGTGTCGCTCGACACCGCGATGACCGAGGCGACGTTCGACAAGAAGCACTACGACCCCGACTACACCGCCTGCACGGTGTGGGGCGTGTTCGCGCACGAGCGTCGCTACAACCTGATGTTGCTCGAATGCTGGCACGAGAAGATTGGCTTCCCCGACCTGATCGTGAAGGCACGCCGTGAACTGGCGGCGATCTACGGCCGCCGCACCGAGACGTTCTTCAAGCCGCTCATCGGCCAGTCCATCGTCCACGAGCAGAAGCGCAAGCCCGACCTGCTGATCATCGAGGACAAGGGCTTCGGCATTGGCCTGCGCCAGATGCTGGCGAGCGAGGGCATCGATAGCTGGCCGTACAACCCGGGCCGTGCCGACAAGACGAGTCGTTTGCACGCGGTGTCCCACGTCGCGGCGGCGGGGCGCATCTGGCTGCCCGAGTCCAAGCACATGCCTCGCGAGCCGCGCTCGTGGTGCAACCCGTTCCTCGACGAGGTCTGCGTCTTCTCCGGCCCCGGCACCACCAAGCACGACGACTTCGTCGACAGCTTCAGTCAGGGTGTTCGCTATTTCGCTGACCGCTGGCTCAACACTGGCGTCATGTCGGAGATCAAGCCCGACACCGTTCAGGTAGAGGGCTTCGACGACGACATGGATATGCCTGTCGCGTATGGCGAGGCCGTGCGGAACCCGTATGATAGTTAGGAGACAACCGTGAACCTCAGTGAACACTTCACCTTGGAAGAGATGTTGGTCAGCGAGACGGCGTGGCGGAAGGGCATCAACAACACGCCGAGCGATGCGGTCGTCGCAAACCTCACTCGGCTTGCCGAGTCGTTGGAGCAGGTCCGCGCCATCTTCGGCAAACCGATGATCATCACGAGCGGCTATCGTTGCCCGCTGCTGAATGAAGCCATCGGCGGCGCAAAGAACTCGGCGCACACGCGCGGTCTGGCCGCCGACTTCATCATCCCGGCCATCGGCAACTCCTACAACATCGCCTACCGGATCACCAAGTATCCCGACGTGCGATTTGACCAGTTGATTTACGAAGGGACTTGGGTACACTTCGGGCTGGCCGAGGGTGGCGAGGAGCCGCGCGACCAGTTGTTGACTGCCACACGAGGGGGTTATGTCGAGGGGCTTGTCGCTTGAGGGAAAGCAGTTCGGCCTGCTGAAGGTGCTGGCGCGTGCGGGATCGAAAGGTCCGCGCGCGTTGTGGTACGTTGGGTGCTGCTGCGGCAAGGACCTCTTCCTGACCTCGGCACAGGTGCAGAAGTATCGTTCGTGTGGTTGCGCTCGCTATCGCAAGGACCCTCGCCGCTCGACCGGCGTCTACCGCGCGTGGGCGGCGATGCGTGGGCGCTGCAAGCACGCTCCCCGCTATGTCGCGAGCGGTATCAAGGTTTGTCGTCGCTGGGAGTCGTTCGATCACTTCTACGCGGACATGGCGAAAGCCTATCGTCCCGGCCGAACGCTTGACCGCATCGATAACCGCAAGGGCTACGCGCCCGGCAACTGTCGCTGGGCTACGCCGAGACAGCAGGCCCAGAACAGGCGTGGCAACGTCTTGATCACGACGCCATGGGGAAAGCTGACGCTGTCCGAGGCCGCACGCCGTTCCGGCATCTTGGTGGGGACCTTGCGCAATCGAGTCGTCAAGGGGTGGCGCGGGGAGCAGTTGTTCGGCCCTGCTTCTTTGGGTGGTGATCGCCGCTCGCGCGCCGCTATGCGTGAACAATCGTCAAGACGTTGAGGAGACTGCTGTGGGTGACGTTGTCGAGTTCGTGAACATGGGCATCGGTGATGCCGTCGGTGCCATGCGCGCCGGGCACCGCGTGCGACGCGCAGGCTGGAACGACAAGGGCATGTGGCTTGCGCTGGTCGGCGGCGACGACTGGGGCTGTGGCATCCAGAAGCATCCGATGGACGACCGCGAGGACGGCGTGATGGTCCTGCCGTCGCTCCCCTTCGTGGTCATGCGCACGGCCACTGGCCAGCTTGTGCCGTGGCTGTGTAGTCAAACTGATTTGTTGGCGAATGATTGGCAGGTGCTGAAGTGAGTACGATGTTCGACACCTCGACCGAGGCCCCGAAGGCCGACCCGACCAAGCCCATCGAGTTCCTGCTCAACCTGACGGCCAGCCCGGCGTCGCTGCTGATCGTCCGGCACGACTTCAACCCGGGCAAGCACGACCATGTCGCACGGCTGAAGCTGCTCTCGGCGGCGCTGATGACCGAGGCCGAACGACTCAGGGACCGTCCCTTGCTGCACGAGACCGACAGCGCGGGCAACGCCATCGCCCCGAACGTCAACCAGAACGTCCGCCTGCGCGCCGCCCAGCGCAACGCCGCGCTGGCGATCACCCACCTCGAAGACGCGGCCATGCACCTCGTCAAGGCGGCGACGGCGTGACCGCCTTCCGCAGACGCCGGTTTTTTGGCCTAGGGGCGGCCATCGCCGCCGCCCCTGTCGTGGCCCCTATCCTCGCGAAACCCGCTCCAGCGGCCTCCGCAGCCCCGGCAGAGGGCCTCCACATGGCGACCTACTCGTGGAACACCTACGGCGGCCGCGTGCAGGGCGGCTTCACCGAGTCGGAGATCGCCAACCTCGCCTCGAACCTGATCGAGCACCACCTCTCGCCTATCCGGCGCGTGCGCGTCGAGAAAGCCTACGACGAGGACGGCCTCCTGCTCGCGCCGCATGTCGCGGCCCGGTTGCCCAAAGACCCCAACGCCTAGTAGGGGACTGGCGCGAGTCGTCGCCATGGAGTAGAGTTGTCGGAACCCCCAGCACCACCCGGGTTCCGATGGCTCCTCCTCTCGTCAAAAAGGCCGCCGCTCCGTCACGCATCGTGGCGACCGAGATGCTCGACCGCATCAAGGAGTCGCTGGCGAAGATCAGGAACAGCTTCGGCACCGAGGAGGCCGAACGACTCGTGCATGCCGCCGACGAGGGTGCGAACCTCGGCCTCTACACGCCGCGCGCGCTGGAGCGCGCCGTCGGTGGCAACGGCCACCTCCTCACGGTCATGGACCCCGGCCGCTTTCAGGACTTCGCCGCGCGCATCCCCGACCAGCACTTCGCTGCCGACCCCTACAACCTCGCGATGGACTACCGCTTCAAGCCGGGGCGCAACAAGTTCGAGCATGTCATGGAGGAGTACGGCGACATCGGCCGCGAGAGCGGCTGGTCCGAAGTGCCCGAGTTGCGCTTCAGCATGGGCACCAAGCAGCCGGTCCTGAACGATCCGAACATCGGCGCGATCCTGCCGACCAAGAGAGATTACCCCTACGTCCAGAGCCACGAGGGGCGGCACCGCAGCATGGCCATCGACCGCTACCTTCAGGAGCCGAAGTCGTTGGTCGTGATCCGTCCGCATGTGCAGAGCGACCTGCTGATGATGCCGACGCCGAACGACACCCACGCCGAGCGCCTCGCCTACTTCAAGCAGTTCCTTGAATCGAAGGGTCGCCGGGTCGTTCCCGAGGAGCAGTCGTACAGCCCGCTGCTCGGGCGCGGCCTCACCGAGAAGACGCTGCCGAAGCTGGACGAACTGTTCGCAGAGGGCGGCCCGGTCCACATGCGCGAGGGCGGCGGCATGCTCCGACGACTCGCGACGCGTTTCGAGAAGGGCATCAGCGACTGGTACGGCGACAGCAGCCGCAAGGCCGCCGAGCAGGCGATGTGGGAGTCGCGCTCGAACGGCATGGAGGCTGGCCGCTTTGGCACCGAGGACTGGCTGTCACCGAGGCTGCTGGGCCAGCCCTCGTCGGTTATGATGGGCGAGTTGTATGCGCCCGAGGCCGGTGCGGGCTATGGGAAGCAGCAACGACCGCCCAACAGTTCCGGCTACAACACGTTCCGCGTCGAGGTCGACGAGGGCAGCAAGCCCGGCTTCCAGATACACACGCACCCGCCGCTCACTCTCGATGGGCAGCGCATGGCGTCGAACGGGGATCGTCTCACCGAGTGGAACAATGGCGGCGTCGGCCCCATAACGCCGTCGAGGGGTGACCTCCGGAACTGGCTCATAGGCTACGGGCACTACCCCGAGCGCGCGCCGAACCTCACGTCGTACATTCACGGCGGGCAGGACGACCAGATCATGGCGATGGGGACGCCGGACTACGCCAAGAGCCGTGGGGCCATGTCCATGCAGGATATGGTCAAGAAGGCATTGAACACCGAGAGTCGTTTTAACGCCGATGCGTGGAAGGTTGCCAACGATCCAGACGTGCGCGCCATCTCCTACGCCTACGGCATGAAGAACCCGACGCAGCTTTGGGGCTTGCTCGGCAACGAGGCGCTGGCGCGTCAGGGCGTGCCCATAACGATGGAGCAGAACGCGCGCTACGGCAATGGTCTTGCCGAGGACGCCCTGAACGATGTCGTCCACAAGCTGTTCCAGCGCGGCAATTTTGCCGAGGGCGGCGCAATCCGAATGGCAGGAGCAGGATCAGTGGCCGACAAGATCACCAAGGTGGGCGGCGCGCTGCGTCGCCTCTCGGGCAAGGCGCGCGACGAGGTCGTGCAGGAAGCCGTCGAGGCGAACAAGCGGTTGAAGCCTGACGAGTTCCTTCCCGCCAACCCGCGCGTCCAGACGGTCGACGACCCGCAGCGTCTGGCGTACCCGGGCATCTACCGGAACCCGAAGGAGATTGCCCAGCAGGCTCTCGATGCAGTGATCCCCGAGGGTGAGGCTATGAAGACGCTCTTCGGCGTGAGCCGTGGAGACCTCGACGCCATCTCGCAGGGCCGCAACTACGGTGCGCTCTCCGCGCCCGACCACGCCTTCCCGTTCCCCGCGCGCGGTCGCGGTGCTGCCGTTTCCGAGGGCGTGCTTACGCCTGCCAACATGCGGCGCATCGTCGACATCTCGGGCGAGTCGTTGAAGCACGACCCGCTGAAGTTCACGCGCTCGTGGTACGAGATGCAGCCGTTTTGGGATCGCGCGGCCGAACTCGGTCTCTCGCCCGAGGAGATGCAGCGCATGAACGCGCGCATCGGCCTGCACTCCGCTCTGGCCGACCCGCGCTCCGAGGTCAATCGAGGCACGCTGGCCAACAAGCTGATCAACGAGGGACGCCTCGACGACTACGTCAACTTCGGGGGCTACGGCACCAAGGGCAGCATCATGCGTAATGGTGAGTACCGCCCGAGTCGTTTCGAGGTTGAGGGATTCCCGGCCGACATGCTCGACATGAAGAGCCATCTCGCGCACAAGGCCCACGTCGGCAAGCTGCTCGAACTGGAGAAGCAGGGCTTCTATCCGCCAAGCTCGCCGAAGGTCGCGACCTACATCCAAGCGACCGATCCGCTTTACCCCGACCCGCGCCGCCCGATTGCAGACTCGCACTTCGCGCGCGGTATCGGCTACGGCGACGTGCGCCAGACCGCGTCGCCGGGTGTCGAACTGAGCGGGCCGGAATACCGAGACCTGCTCCCGTGGTGGGAGAAGGCCAGCGACAAGCTGGACCTGCACCCGCGTGATCATCAGGCGATGCTCTGGAACGTGATGGGTCCGCAGACGGGTGTGAAGTATATCGGGCCGCCGAAGCTGGAGATTCTCTCCGACGAAATTATGAAGGCCTCGCGTCGACTGGGCGTTGCGCCCGACATGGCGCGCGACATGGTGATCACCGGCAAGGCTGGTGCCTACGCGCACGGCGGCTCGGTCGACGACTCGCCGCCGTTCTTCGACTACCAGACGCCGGAAATCGGCAGCGAGGGCATGGGCGCGCTGTCGAGCAACGCCGACGCACTGGGCAGCACCGACATGCTGGGCATCGGTCACGGCCCGAGCCAAGCGATGCTGGCGCAGACCAACGCCGTCGATGCCGACGCCGACCGCCTGATGGCGAGCGTGCCGAAGATGCAGCCCATGCGGCCGCAGCAACAGGGCGGCGGTGGGGGCGGCGGCGATGCCATGAAGGGCATCGGCCAGATCGCCAACCTCGCGATGCAGTTCCTGCCGATGCTGCTCGAAGAGGGCGGCAGCGTCCCGGGCTACGCCGAGGGCGGCGCTGGACCCGCCTACGATCCGATGACGCAGGACAACTACGATGCGCTGATGATGGGCGGCGATGATTACGGCGACGGCCGGTTCACTCGCACGCCAGCCGAGCGTCGAGTCGTTCGGGAGCGTGCCCTCGCCGGTCAACAGCCCTACTTCGACGATTTGAACCAGAACGCGGGCGACTTCTGGTCGAACGAACTGGAGAACCTGCGCAAGGTTGGGTACCACCCGGCCAAGTACGGCATGGGCGCGCTGCATCGCCTTGGTAGCGCGATCTCGCCGGAAGGTCCCTCGGCCGAAGACATCGCCAACTTCGTCAGCCCCGACATGGGCATGCGTCACGAGTACGGCCCCGTGGCCGCGCCGCTTGATGTGCTGTTGATCCTCGCCAACACCATGACGGCGGGCGGTATGCTGGGGCGCATCGGTAAGCAGACCCTGTCGAAGTTCACGCCGACCATGCGACGCATGGTGTGGCCGACGGCGGCCCCGGTCTACGGCGAGGCGGCGCGGGAGATGTCGGGCTACGCCGACGGCGGCGAGGTCGAGGACGGCTACCAGTACAGCCACGAGGCCGACTGGGACGGTGTCCCGGGTGCCAGCATGTACGCGCAGGGCGGCGTCGTCGATGACGACGCCCTGCTGTACCACGCCATCGACACACAGAACTTCAGCCGGGGCGGCGCGCTGCGCGCCTGTGGGGGATACGCACGATGAGCGACGTGAACGGTGTCGAGGACCCCTATGCCCAGCCGGGCAGGGCCGAGGGCGTAAGCCGCATCTCGGCGGCGATGCCGCCGGGCGGCGACGTGATCATCGACGAGGATGGCAACGTCTCCGTCGTCCTCGACGAGGGACAAAACCTCGACAATGACTCGAACGCGCACTTCGCCAACCTCGCTCTCGACCTCGAAGAAAACCGTCTCACCGAGATCGCGATGGACCTGTTCGACGCCATCGAGGTCGACAAGGAAGCGCGCGAGAAGCGTGACAAGCAGTACGAGGAAGGCCTGCGTCGCACGGGCCTTGGCGACGACGCACCCGGCGGCGCGTCGTTCCCCGGCGCGAGCAAGGTCGTCCACCCGGTGTTGACCGAGGCCTGCATCGACTTCTCGGCGCGTATTATGAACGAGATGCTGCCGCCCGAGGGTCCGGCGAAGTCTAAGGTCATCGGGGAGAACACCGACGAGAAGGATGAACGCGCCGACCGCGTCACGCGCTACCTGAACCTGCAACTCACCGAGTTGATGCCGAACGTCTACCATGAGTTCGAGATGGGCTTCACGCAGTGCCCTCTTGGTGGTGCGTTCTACACCAAGATGTACTACGCCGAGGACGGCCCCTCGGTCATCGCGATCCCCATCGACAAGGTCCACCGGCCATGGGGCGATGGTGCGATCTACGTCCAGCCGCGCATCACGCACGAGCAAGAAATCGACAAGTGGCAGTTCCAGAGCAACATCCACAACGGCCTGTGGCGCGACGTGATCAACGTCGACATCTCGCACGACGTTCCTGACCAGACGAGCGCCGGGCAGTCGAACGACCGCATCATCGGACGCAACTCCCCGGCCGAGAACGTCGACAACATCCGCGTCGTCTACGAATGCTCGACGCTGTTGCCGCTCGAAGGCGACGACGACGAGGTGTTGCCGTACATCGTCACCATCGACGCCGACACCAAGAAGGTGCTGTCGATCTACCGAAACTGGCGTGCCGACGACGACACGCGCAAGCGTCTCGACTTTTTGATCGAGTGGCCGTTCTGGCCGTGGCGCGGTGGCTACCCCATCGGCATGACGCACATGATTGGCGGCCTGTCGGGCGGCGCGACTGGCGCGCTGCGCGCTCTCCTCGACGCGGCGTTCCTGAACAACAGCCAGACCGGCGTCCACCTCAAGGGCGGCGCGACCGGCGGCGGCCAGAACATCCGCGCGCGGCCGACACAGACGACCGAGGTGCAGGGTTCGCTGGCGCAGGACGACATCCGCAAGACCTACATGCCGCTGCCGTTCAACCCGCCCAGCCCCGTGCTGTTCCAGTTGCTCGGCTTTCTTGTCGACGCCGCTCGCGGAGTCGTTCGCACGACCTTCGACGAGTACGACAAGTTCGGCGGGAACACGCCGGTCGGCACCGCCAACATGTTCATCGAGCAGGGACTGAAGAACCTCGGCGCGGTGCATGGACGGCTCCACCGCTCGATGCGCCGCTTCCTCAAGCAGCTTTGGGACATCAACGCGCGCACGATCCAGAACGTCCAGATCGAGGACGACTTCGGTGAACTGATCGTCACGCGCGAGGACTTTGCCGGGCCGATGGTCGTCGTGCCGGTCTCCGACCCACGTATCTTTTCGGACATGCAGCGTCAGTCGCTGGCCCAGCTTGTCGTGCAGCGCGCGCAGGCGATGGCCCCGATGAACCTGTACGACCTGCGCAAGACGGAGGTCTACTTCCTCAAGCAGATGAACGTGCCCAACCCGGAGCAGTTCCTCGTGCCCGCGCCGCAGCCGGTGCAGATGAACGCCGTGGCCGAGAACACGTCGGCATCGAACGGCTTGCCGATCAAGGCCTTCCCGGGTCAGGACCACGAGGCGCACCTCGCGGTGCATCTTGCCTTCATGGCATCGCCGCTGTTCGGCCAGAACCCGATCCTCGCGGTGAAGTTCCTGCCGGTGATGCTCAATCACATCGGGGAACACATCTCGCTGTGGTACGCCAACGCGATGCTGGAGGCCGCCAACGCCGCGCTGCGCTTCCAGACCGGCAACCCCGACCTCACCATCGAGGGCATGTCCTCTCCCGAGTACGAGGCACCGCTCGACCGCTTGCTGGCCGAACTGTCGCCGGAGGTCATGCAGGAGGCCAACGAGTCGTTGGCCGATGTCCCGCAGGTCATCCAGCAGGCGCAGGCGCTGATGGCGAAGCTGGCCCCGCAGGGTCCGATGGACCCGAGCGTCGTCGCCATGAAGGACGTGGATCGTCAGGCGCAGGCCGATCAGGCCAACGCGAAGCTGAAGGAAATGGCCGAGACCAACAAGATGCAGGCCACGCAGATCAAGGCGCAGGCCGATCTCCAGCGCGACGCGCTCAAGACGCAGGACAGCGAGGCCGAGCGCCAGTTCAAGGCCGATCAGGCCGAGCGCGACCGCCAGCAGGCGGCGCAGGATGCCGCGACCGCCGCCGCCATCAAGGCGCAGGGCGACCAGCTTCGACTGGAAGGCGTTCACGCGTCGAACGACTCGCGCGAAAGCATCGCGGGCCTCAACGCACAGGCCAAGCTGGAAGCCAACGCCGCCGACAACGAGACGGCGTTGGAAATCACCGAGCAGAAGATCAAGGCCGACAAGGCCGCAGGCAACCTGAAGACCGGGACCGGGCAGGACCCGGGCAACGTCGCACCGTAGGAGGGCACATGGCCAGAAAGAATTTTGGCGTTTCCGTCGGGCGTCCCCCGGCGACCGCCGCATCGAAGATGGGAAAGCCGCCGCGCTCGAAGAGCATGTCGGCCGCCCCGCTGGGGGCCGCGCCGAGCGACGGCTTCTCCCCGGCAATTCCGGCCGCCGCGTTCAAAGCGGGCGGAAAGGTTGACGGGTACGCTTGCGTCCCCCGCCACCACGACGACGGCAAGTTCTATGGCGGGTACGACCCGCGCAAGAAGTAGGAGAACGACATGAGCGACAAGGTAGGCAAGGGTGTGAAGGGTCCGGTGCGCATGCACGCCGCGCTGGCTGCGGGCGAGTCGTACAGCGAGGCCAGCGCGGCGGCGACGGGCAAGTCGTCCGGCACGCACGGCAGCGTGAAGACCCCGGCGAAGAACGCGAAGTAATTCGTGGTCACGCTGGAAGAAGTTCTGACTGTCCTCGACGAGGTGCGCGGCGAGGCCATTCAGGCAGCGGAATACCCGCAACACGAATACCAGACCGAGTTCGGCTTTGGTCGTGTTGCGGGGATTCTGCAAGCGGTCGCGCAGGTGCGTGATCGCTTGACCAACCGGATCGAGCAGGCAAACGCCGACGATCCCGAATAGGAGGGAAGACGTGAAGGAGAGACTGCAAGCCGCGACCATCAGCGCCACGCTGGGGGTTCGCTACACTGCTCGACTGAAGGAAGCCTTTCCTGATGTCGACCCGGGCATCGTTCCGATGGGCTACCTGCTCGTCGTGCAACTTCGCAGCCCGATGAAGAAGACCAAGGGCGGCATCATTCTCGCGGACGACACCCGCGATGCCGACAAGTACCGGACGCAGACCGCGCTCGTGCGCGCGATGGGTCCGTCGGCGTTCCGACGCCGAGACACGCTCGAAGCGTGGCCCGAAGGCAACTGGTGCGAGGTTGGCGATTTCGTCCGCGCACCGATGTACGGTGGTGACCGCTGGGAAGTGCAGGTCAACGACCACGAGAAGGCGCTTTTCATGGCGATCAAGGACACCGACCTCATCGGCCTCGTCACGGCTGATCCGCTCGGCGTCATCAATTCCTGATAGGGGGCAACAATGGCACGTCAGAGGGAACAGGAAGACGACGGCGGCACCGGGGGTGCGACCGTCATGGTCGGCGGCATGGACGAACTTCTCGGCAAGAACACCGAGATCGAGATCGAACTGCCGGAAGATACCGAGGAAGAGAAGAAGGCCAAGCGGCCCGTCGTTGCCGATATCGACGACGGCGACGACGATGACCGCATCCGCGAGGTGCAGGAAGACGCACGCCTCGCCTACGACGACACCGGCTCGGGTAGCGAGGAACGACTGAGTCGTCGAAGCCGCCGCAACAAGGCGCGTCGGGAAGCTATCGCCGGACGCGACGCCGAGATCGCGGCGCTCTACCAGAAGGTTGAGCATCTGACCGGCGTCATACAGGGCGTTACCAAGGGTCAGGCGAACATGACCATGTCGACCATCGACAGCCAGTTGGGTGCGGCCCATCAGGCGTTGCAGATGGCCGACGACGAACTTGCTCGTGCGGTCGCCGCAAGCGACGGCGACAAGTTCCGCGAAATCCAGAGGCTGCGCGACGAGGCGTCGGCGCGCGTCTTTCAGCTTTCGACGGCCAAGCGACGCATGGCCTACGAACTGCAACAGGGTGGTCCTGTTCCGCAGGCACAGTCCCGTGGGCAACAGCAGGCGGGACAGTCGGTCAGCCCGAAGGCAACCGAGTTCACCGAGAAGTTCCTCAGCCGTTTCAGCTACTTCGATCCGAACGGCACCGACGAGGAGAGCAACATCATCCGCTCCATCGACGACGCGGTGGCGGCCGAGGGCTACCGACCCGACACGCCGCTGTACTGGCGCACTCTGGAAGAGCGGCTCGCCAAGCGCGGTTTCTTCCCCGAGAAGGGTCGTGACGACTCGGACGATGACGATGAGGACGACGTGCCGCGCCCCGTCGCACAGCGACAGGCCACGCGGGCGGGCATGCCTCCCACATCGACCGGGCGCTCGACCCGTCGCACGGGCGGCACCACGTTCCAGTTGGACCCGATGATGCGGGACTACCTCAGCAGCGAAGGCCTGCTGGAACAGAACTTGGACACGGAGAGCAAGGCTCGCCGCGACCGCCTGATCCAGCAGTGGCGCACGGGCGCGCAGCGCGCCAAGCGCGGCGAATTCAACCGGACATGAGGAGGGGACGATGAGTAGCAAGAACGACGAACGCATGGGACGTGGTGATCGCGAGACGCCGCATCGTGACGCCGAGAACCTCGGCTCGCAGGCGGCGGCGACGCTGTCGCGCGAGCAGGGGCAGCACATGAGCGACCCGGAGCGCCGCATGAAGTTCCGCGCCCAGTGGAACGAGAGCATCCTGCCGGGCCTGCCGGTCAAGCCCGGCTTCCATCGTTGCTGGGTGTCGACCAATCACCCCATCGACACGCCGCAGCGGCGCATCCGCAACGGCTACCGCTTCGTCAGCCTCGAAGAGGTCCAGATGGAGGGCTGGTCGGCCGAGGCGAACTCGGTGAAGGACGGTGTGCTGGCCGGTGCCGTGATGTGGCGCGAGATGGTCGCCATGGAATGCACGACCGAGAACTACGAACTCTACATGCAGGAGTTCCATTTCAACCAGCCCCGCGAGCAGGCGCTGGGCATCTTCGACGGCCTCGACGCGCTGTCGGCGGACGCCAAGGCCAAGGGCGGCCGCATCACGCTGGAGGAGGGCATGAACGACCTTCGCGAGCGGGTGCAGACGCCCCGGAAGGACATGTTCGACATCACCTGACGACTTGACGGCGGGGCACCGGAGAGTTTAGGCTCTCCGGTGTTCCTGTCCTTCAGTATGAGGACGCGGACCCACACGCAGGCGTCTCGTAGCCGGTTGGCTCGGTGTAACGGTGGGTCCTCGCAGTCCGTAACTGAGGCGGTCGCGCGGTTGGCTAGTCCACCATCTGGTGTTGAACAGGCCCCCAGCCCGAATGGAAATCACGCTGATTTCTTCGGAGGATTTTCCTTGTCCAGCACCAATCAGGCGAACGGGCTGTCTCCCGTTTCTCATCCGTCCGGCGTCATCCGTCAGGAGCAGCAGGTCGACGGCGTAGCCTCCGGCTACAACACGTCGCTGTTCACCGGCACGCCGATCAAGCGCACCACCGACGGCACGCTCATCGCGACCGCCACGGGCGCTGACACCACCATCGGTGTCTTTCAGGGGTGCCAGTACACCTCGAACAACAAGCGGTTCATCACGGCCTACTTCCCGGCCAACACGACCTACGATGCGGGCAGCATGCTCGTCTCGTTCACGTCGGACCCGCAGATCACCTACGAAGGTCAGGCCGACGGTTCTGTCGCCGCGTCCGACATCGGTGCGGGCATCAACCTCGTCGACGCCTCGGCGGGCAGCACCTACACCGGCATCTCCTCCCAGCGCCTGAACCACACGACCACCGGAGCGACGGCGGCGACGTTTCAGGTCACGGGCCTCGCGCCGTACCCCGACAACGCTTGGGGCGACGCCTACACCAAGGTGCGCGTGAAGATCGCCACCTATCAGGGTCAGGTCGCCTAACGGCGACGCGAGAGAGAAAGGGACCACCTAGATGTCTACGCCCATGAATTCGACCCAGTTTCGGGTCATCGTCGAACCGATCCTCAACGAGCACTTCGACGGCGTCTACAACCAGCGGAAGGACGAGTACAAGGCGATCTTCCGCACCAAGCCGGGTATCGCTCGCGCGTACCACGAAGAGCCGGTGATGTTCGGTCTCGGCACTGCCCCGGCGATGGCCGACGGCGGTCCCGTGACCTACAAGTCGGGCGGCGTGCTGTTCAACAAGCGCTACGTCTACAACCAGTACGGCGCGGCCTTCGCGATGACGAAGGTCTTGGTCGAGGACGGGGACCACATCAACCTCGGAAAAATCTACTCCGAGCAGCTTGGTCAGGCGATGGTCGAGACCGAGGAGATCGAGACCGCCAACGTCCTGAACTACGCGTTCACGTCGTCGGCTGCGACGCTGGGCGGCGACGGCCAGCCGCTCTGCTCGGCCTCGCACCCGATCCTCACCGGCACCGCGAGCAACCTGCTCGCCACCCCGGCGGCACTGTCGCAGACCTCGGTCGAGGCGATGCTGATCCAGATTCGCAAGGCCTACGACAACGACGGCAAGCGCGTCCGCATCAGCCCGCAGGGTCTCGTCGTCTCCCCCGACAACGAGTTCCAAGCCGAGGTGATCACCAAGTCGGCGCTCCGCACCGGGGCGGCGAACAACGACATCAACCCGGTGATGAGCCTGAAGATTCTGCCGAAGGGCTTCACGGTCATCACCCGCCTCACGTCGACCACGGCGTGGTGGATCAACACCGACGAGCGCATGGGCCTCCAGTTCCTGACGCGCCGCATGGCGCAGAAGAGCATGGAAGGCGACTTCGAGACCGACTCGATGCGCTACAAGGTCACCTCCCGCTGGGCGGTGGGCTGGACGAACTGGCGCACGGTGTGGGGTACCCCGGGCGCGTAAGCGACCGGAGTAGCGCGACGCACCACGCGCGGCCACGCGCGGCGGCCGGGAGGCAGTCTCCCCGGCCGCCGCACCCCGCCGATCTCAGGAGAAGACCTTCATGCTCAATTCCGTTACGCGCTGGCCGAACGGCTTCACCAACAGTC